GAGCAAGTCTGGTCATAGCAAGCTATGCCCCGGTCCTTTACAGGATACCGTAAACCTGAGGTCTAAACCTTGGGGATTATGTATTCGGAAGACCGGTCGACTTTGATATGCTTGTCCCAAGGGACAGTTATATCGAGATCGATTCGGTCATCCTTTACTCGAGGGATTGATAAAATCATTTCTTCGAACTGCTTTGCAGCTCTCGCCGCCTGCATCATGACAATGTCACGATGTCGGGTGTGGAAATCGTCATCAGATCCAGGGATGTTGATCTTTTTGAACATCTTTCGGAACACTTTGACTGATTCACCGAGTTGGTAAATAGAAAGGTCCGTCTGGAGGTTCAGCCAAGTTTCCTCGGCTCGACCATATATCTGGAGAAAGGGCACAGCCTCAATATTTGAGAATGCTATACCCATCTCGTCTTCATCAAGAGAAGTAATAAGCATTACCATATGTTCTGCAAGCAGACCTAATGGTTTCTTATTCTCCTTTGATATAACTCTATTCCTGGAATCAAGAAAGGTCTTGTGGATAAGATGTAATAGAAGAAATTTAGAGTATAACTCTAAATCCCAGCTATCCATCTGAAACTCAAGATTGAACTTAGAAGATACGTAACGGAGAATTCCGTCACCTAAGCTTCTTCGTCCCTTCAAGAATCCAAGAATATCAATGGACAATTCCAAGGTTGGAGCAATTGCTCTAAACTTTGGTCTTGGCCATTTGAGTACATCAAGGAAATAACTCTTGATAGAAGACATCATATCAACATTCCAATTCTTATTCCAAAACTCATTGGCAATTATGCCCGTGGTCGTGAAGGTCTCTGATCTACGATCAAAGAGTGCGGAAAATGGAAATTGTGATACGTTCTCCTTATGTAATCTTGTTTGCTTTGCAAACTCGAATGCATACCTCGACTTGTGGGTCTTTTGTAAACTTACGTTTACTCCCCATTCGTCTAGGATCTTTAGGTACTCCTTAGCTACTTCATCATTGGCAATGACTATGTCATCGCCTAGAAGCATATAAGGACATCTCTTCCAATTTACATTACATGCTCTGCATGCTAAGTAAACAAAGAAGTGATGACAGATCGCGAAGGTGTTAAATGATGAATAAGCACCCATCGGATTCCCAACTGAGTAAGAGATTTCTCTTTCTCTGTAGGAAAACGGGGTACCTACCATTATATAACGCCAAGCGTCTGCATACTGGTTTCCAAACCAGATACTTAAAAATTGGTGTTGTACAAGAATAGGCATTCTATCTGTCGCCGCTGTTAAATCAATAGACCAGTAATGGTTACCTGGTTTAGCGCGGAGATATTTAAA